TGAAACCAAAGGCAAATACGATGCGAGTTTTTTCGATTTCTTGCAGAACATTGACTCTTTTAAGAAGAAGAAATTCATACAAACCATGCTAACCTATTATCGTGACGTTAAAAACAAAAATGGAACAAAAAACGAATACATAGTTTTGAAAGAAGTGTATAATATTTGCATTAGTGCCATCAACATTATGAGACCACTTAACTGCATGGAAATATACGTAAAATATAAAGCCACTAGAGTGCTAAATTTTTGTGCCGGTTGGGGCGGGTCTCTAATCGCCGCTGCAGCTCTAAATTTGGACACCTACTATGGTGTGGAAATTAATAGTGATTTGAAAGAACCATACCTGAAAATGTCCGACTATTTGGCCACAAAATCGGCAATCAAAATAGATATTCGCATTGAAGATGCTCTAGCCGTAGATTATTCTTTAATGAATTATGACTTGGTATTCGCATCACCGCCTTATTATAGTTTAGAAAAGTATCCACACAATGCAAAATACGAGTCTAAGAGAGACATGGATGATAAATTTTATAAGCCTTTATTCGAAATGACATATAATGGTCTACAAATAGGAGGTCATTATATTATTAATGTATGCAAAGAAGTTTATGATAAAGTATTGAAAGAATTGTTGGGTCCAGCACATGAAACGTTTCCTCTTAAAAAATCAAAGAGACAAAATGATTATACAGAAATGGTATATGTTTATAAGAAGAATTAATGTCTTCTTGTTCCTCTTCTTCTTTTTGTTCCTCGTCTTTTTTTTCCTCCAAAAAACCAAAAACGTTTTTGTCTACTAGGACATTCATTTAATTTTGCTATTTTAGATTTCAATATTGAATGGTCTTTTAATAATCCTATACCATCGTTAAGTTTTGTTTTATACACATCATTAGATTGATTTATTTTTAATAAATTATCATAATTTACACATAGTTTACTATCATCTATATTATTTAATAGGCTTTTTAAATCTGTTTCTACGTTAGAACTATTAACAGGGTTAACATTGTTCATTGTAGGAAGTTCTATTACAGAATTGTTTACTTGTTGTGGTGCTACTTGTTGTGGTCCTCCAAAAAACCAACTAAAAGCTCCTCCACCTCTTTTTCCATATTTTTTTGTATTATATCTTTTTTTAAATTGTCTTTTAGTTTTCATTATATAATATAAATATAAAATATAAATTTCATAATTATAATTTAGTAAATTCATTATAACGTTGAATCATATGACGCACTACTTTTTTTGGTTCTGAAAATACGTTTATTTTTATTTCTTTTGAATGCACTATCTTGTTTTTTTTTGTTGTATCCATTTTTTTTATAACATATATAATATTATTATGGTTATTATGTGTATGATTAAAATCTTTTAAAATAAGATGCACATGATTATAAAAATTATTATGCAAACTAAAAGACAAATAATAATCATCTTTATAAATAGTTATTTTATCTTTCTCATAAAAACCACCTGTTTGTTTTTTCCATTCCTTAAGAATCGCTTCTATAAACTTTTTCTTTTGTAAAAAAGTTATTTTATTATTTTTTCTTGTTTTATTTATATATTTTTTATATATATGTCTTCTTGATTTCATCATATATATAAAGAGTATAAAATTTAATTTACTTTATTCATGCTAATAAGTTCCTCCCATACCTATTCGTGCACTAGCTTGGGCTCTTGGTCTAGCATTTATATAACCTGCATATTGTTGAGAATATATATTTGGAGGAGCTTGTTGTCTTTGTATTATAGGTTGCCTTACCGCATTTTTGTTAAATGTATCTTCTTCCACTTCTTTCTGCTTATCTTGTGCAATTTGTTGCAACAAACTTTGCGGTACTTGTTTACCTATCGACATCAAATATTTGGCAACATTTTCCCTCTTCTCTCTATTTGTCGGATAATAAGGAATATTTGTCCAATCATTTGTAGTAACAACACTCTTTTTTGTCTCGCGTATCTTGTCTGGATGAACTATTTTACGTTTAGGCTCACGCAAATCATATGTATAATATTCTTCTGAACCAAATGGCACATGTGTTAAAAATGTAGCAATATTAATATACATTATTCTTGGATTATGAACTGCAAATATATTATCATTCGGATTTTCAGATTTGTCATCTATATTATAGTGCAACTGACTAATAGTATAGAGACCATCGTAACCATCATCATGCTCCCCTCGCCAAGGGTCCTTCTTAGATATAATTCGAGAGATTCCGTCAAAAAGCTGCAAAATCTCTGGACTACCTATATTATAAAATACACTTCTGTCAATTTGTAAACCCTGTGCCTCGCAACGTTTTTGCAATGCATTGTCTTCCATTCCCCAGCCCCAAAAACATGGAAATCCATTTGTCTTCTCAAAATCAGCACCTTTCATCACAACAATTCCACCTAAAGCATATTTGAAACCATAAAAATGTTTAACTATTCCATGGTTTGTATTATAATCGAAAATCTTGTTGAAAGGAATGGTATCAACGTCATTAAAAATAAAAGTAATATCTTTATAATCATTTGGGTATTTAAGTCTGGCAGCAATGAAGCCAATATTTTTTGTTGCACCTCTGTTAAATGTCCTTGCATCACATTGATGAGAGAAATAGATTTCGTAGTCTTCATCATCTTCTAGAATAAAACTCATATATTTGCTAAAAAAGAATTTATGTTGGATACGATTCCTATAAGGGACTATAAAAATACGTTTTGGTATTTTTTTTTCTTCTTCGCACATTTTATAGTTTTATTATAGTTTTTATTTTTTTTGTTTTTACGTTTTCTTTGTTTCCTTGTTTTTTTATTTCTTTTTCCACCTGATATAATACATCCTGCTCCTGAACTAGCTGCACACGCAATAGGCGGAAATTCAATAAGAAAATTATCGGGAGATTGCCCTTCTGAACCAAATATAATACCTTGTGATCTATAACTACCTAATGTTTGTGATGACATTCTTCTTGCGCTATTAATGTCAACTATGATATTTTCCTTTAATTGTTCAAATACATTTTCTAATATATCATCAAATACTGGCGCTGTCAAAGCTTTTATTTTTTCATACCACATCATCTGATAATTTACTGCTGGAGCTGCTTGTGCTGCTGCTGCATCTGCCGCTGCAATTCTAGCTGCTTGTTGTAATGCTGGATTTCCTGGAGATGCTGCTGCGTCTGCCGCTGCTTCTGTTGCATTTTCTTGTGCTGGAATTACATAATATTTTTCTTTTAATTTTTCACGATCTATATTACTAAGATATTCCATTACTTCGGAAATAAATTTACGTTTTTTTTCTGGATCAACCTCTCTCCCTCTTTTTCTACTAGATCTATCGTTTGTATCAGATGAATTAAAACTTAAACTAAAAAATTTTCTAAGATATTCTTCTTTTTTTCTTTCAATATCATTTTTTTCACCAACATTTAAATAAAAATCATCAACTTTTATTAATATATCTGAAGCTAATCCAAAATCAATTAATAACCATTTTTTAACAGCACCTAACCCACCATATAACTCATTATTTTCGTGTAAATCAAAATGAATTACTCCTATTTCTATAAATAATCTTACAATTTGAGATATCAATAATGAAATTGAACGAACAAACATTGTTTTTGCCGCAGGATCTACAAGAGAATAAGTACCACTACTCCTACTAATATTTTGTGATAAAAAAGTTTGAAGCGTTTCACAATTTGGAACATTTTGCATCAATATTATTCCTAACCCTGTATCTGGTCTATGTGGAGAACTAATTTGATTTAATAAATATATAAATAATTGCCTTTTATTACTAGCCATTTGTTCTAATGTCATTCTTCGCCCTAAAGTAGTAAGAGCATTTCCATTAACTGCACTATCATGATAACGTCTTAATTCATGTTCAGATAAACTTTTAAAAAAATTTAAACAATTTTTAGCATTATTATTATCAAATAATAAAAAACTACCAATAGAAGGACATACTGGTGGTCTATTTCCTGTAATAGATTTTACCCAAACATTCTGTTGTAATAAAACTTCATTGTAAAAAGAAGTTTTTGATTCTGTCATTTTTATAGAAGAAGCATAAGGAGCTAAATTAATATCACTAGGATTTGTAATTGCTAGTTTTAAAATATAACTAGTCACTGGTATTGTAAAACTACCATCCGTATTTTGCATATAATATTGTGCATTACCTTCTTCAACGCTAAAAATTAAAATAAATCCTTTTAAAGAATCTACTGATAATATTGATAAAACTGCACCAGGACTACTTAACATTTGAATTAATGCATTTAAATGTGTCATTCCTTGTGTTTTTAATTTTAATCCACCTCTTTGATTATGCATATAATAATATAATATTATATTTTTTTAGATTTTTTAGATTTTTTAGATTTTTTAGATTTTTTAGATTTTCCAGCCATAATACCACAATAATTATTAGACTTATTACATTCTTTTTTATAAGGTTCTGAATATGAATCTGATTTTTGTTTTTTAGGATTTTCCTCTTCCATTTGATTCTCTTCCTTCAACACCTTTTGATAACAACATATCTAAAACAGGTTCAAAACCTCTTTTACCTTTATTTTTTAGTCTTACACCACCATGTTGGTTCATATATTTATGTTATATTATATTTCTTCAAAATGGCAGCAGGTATTATTTGTTCTTCTGTTGCAATTTTTTCCAACTTTTTATAACACTTATTAATAGTAACTTCACTTGTTTCACTTACATTTTTTACATCTCGCTTGCTAATATTTAACTTACAAATCTGCGAAATATAATAAACTACACCTGCAGCAATCGATGGTGGTGTATTTTCCGGCATAACATCCATTTTCTCTATCTTCATAGAAACAAATTGACATAACTTTGTCAATTCTTGATTAATATTCAATTTGCTGCAATAACGCTGAATAAATGCCTCCGGTTTTGTTTTTCCAAAATTGGTCTTCTCTTTATGATCCATATCTCTCTCTAAATTATTAATAATAGACAGCGCGTTTTTACAACCTTTTGTCGCACTCGTAGCATCTAAACAAAATATTGTCGCTATTTCTTTGGCAGTTCGTGGATAATTGTTTACTCTACATGAGATGTAAATAGATGCTGCAATAATTCCATCTCTATTATCACCTCTAAATGTCATATTACATTCTGAAATTTTCTTATGATATACAATAGCATCATCTATAATCATTTTAGGTATTCCAGAATTCTGCGCCATGTTTGTAATGATTTGAAATTCGTCATATTGCGATTTTTCTTTGTATGGCATAGATTGCCACTCTGTGTATCGTCTTATTTTTCTCATCTCGTATGACATAGGTCCCATACATAATACTTTACATCCATAAGAAGATTCTTTTAATAAAGGATTAATCGGCATACCACATCTAGTAGGGTCTGAATTTTGGTTATCATCTGCGCCATAATAACGCCATTCAGCAGACTGATCAATCAAATCTTTATATATAATACCACATTTTGAATTTGTACATGTTAGAAATCCTTCTTCTGAAAATGCTAAAATACTTTCACATCTTTCACACATTTCTCTATTTCCTGAACCATATATACATTCCAATGGAACTTTTTGTTTATCTGGATTTTCAACTTCTGAATCAAATATATTCCATAATTCGGTCTTATTTGTTTGTTGATTCTTTCGTTTTTGACTTTTGTCTTTACTCATAGATGTAATATCTTTTCATTAGATAAAATAATTCTAATTCAATTTTATTTAATATTATTTCCCATATATTTTTTTAAAATGATATAGTATATGGGAAATACACCTTCATCTGCTAATAAATCTTCTAATGCTGAAACAGAATTTAAAAATTTTTATGATGTTATCGACTATGTTGCTACATTTTATATATTAACAATGGATTTTAAGAGTTTAAGCAAACTTTCTGAAAAAGAATATTGTGACAAGTTGATTATTTTGACTGCTGATATTGTTGAAAAATATTTTAATGAACATGAAATTACATATCTAGAGCAAAGAGTCAAAGATGGAATTGAAATAAATAGTTTAAATACAGAAAAATTTGCTTTCATTGATAAAGATAAATTGAATGATTTAGATATATCAAATGAAACAAAGAAAAGCATTCAGAAACACATAAAAAAAAATAGAGTATGTATTGGTATTGCAAAATTTTATGTAAAAATTGCTCATATTTTTGCAGCAATTGTTATGACAATTAATCCAGTTTATACATATACAGATGCTGAAAGTGGTAATACTATGAATAGTAGTTTGTTAGAAAAAGATAAAATTCCTAAAAAAGCAAATCGTAAATTGTTTAAATTTAATATTTGTGATAATCGCATTCGTGCTCTAAAAAAAGATGAAGTTATTGATGAAGAAAAAAAGAGTGCTTATTTAGAGCCTGAAATTTGTGATATTAATAGTCAAGATATGACATTAGAAGATGAACCTGGTATTAGAGAGTTAATGCAATTATATTATGATGAATATGACAATAAAACAGGTACTTTTTCTAAAATGAGTCCTGAAACAAAGGCTTTATTTGATAGAGATTTAAAAACTTTTTATACAGCATTTACCGGTGAAGAAACTATGCCACCTGAAATTACTAAATTTAGTGATATTAGATTAAGAGATTATTCCAAAACACAACCAAATTGTCAAGGTCCAGAACCTAAATTTAAAGCCAGAGTTAAAATTGATCAAACAAATGATTTATTTATTGCATATGCAGATAATTTAAAAAGAATGGTTCAAACTGCAGCAAATAACCAATTCAAATTATTAGAAGTTATTAACCAACTATTTACATATAGTATTGATACAAAAACACAAAAAAGAGTAATCAGAGTCAATCCACAATTGACAGAAAAAACATTGCAATTGGCAGTTGAAAAAACTAGAAAATATATTATGGATTTGTATATTAAATGCGAAATTGATTATATGCAAGGTATTAAATTATATGAAGCAATTGTTGAGTCAAAAAGTGCTGAAATTATTCCTAAACAAATAAGTGCTTTGACAAGTGAATCCGACAACTTAGTGCAAAGTGTTCAAATTCCAGTTGGAGCATTTGAACAAGATAAAGATGACGTTGAACTTAATAGAGATTTGAATATGAAAAATAAAGAAAATGCTGAAGGTCTAAAAGATGAAGGCCTTGAAGGTCTTGAAGGTCTTGAAGGTCTAAAGGATGAAGGTCTTGAAGGTCTAAAAGATGAAGGTCTTGAAGGTCTAAAAGATGAAGGTCTTGAAGGTCTAAAAGATGAAGGTCTTGAAGGTCTAAAAGATGAAGGTATACCAAATGCTAAAACTTCTGGTCTTGGACAAGGACAACAGCAACCATTTGAACAACAACAAGAACAATCATTTAATCAACAACAATCATTTAATCAA